TCGGTGTCGCCATTCCTGCCGAGAAGAACCGGACGACTCTCATGTGATCGGTGAGCGCGACGGCAAAAGTGCCCGTCAGTCCGGTCTGCACGGAATTGGGCGGAATCAGTCCAGTCGTGTTGGGCGGCGAGGTCACATCAAAGAGCATCCCCGTAGCCCCCGCTGGAAGAGTAACCGTGGCGTTGGAACTGGTTTGCGAAGAGTAGGCTTCGCCCCAGAGCATCAGATCGTATTCGCCGCTCGCCTTTTCAAGAAGCTGATGATGATTGTTGGTGCTGCCGTCCATCACGCTGAAACCAACTGGGGTGGTTGGCGTGAAAGTGCCGGTCGCCTTATCCGCGATCAGCGCCATGAAATTATGCATGTAGTCGCCGCCCGGAATCCCCGCTGGCGTGGTGCCCTGTGCGACTAGCGACGGATTGAACGTGTTGGCCGTAGCCATAGTGGGGCTGACCATTCCCCAGCCCGAGTCATTGGAGCCGTGCTCGATCGCCTGATAGACGAAGGTCGATATGTCCGCGTTTGGATCGCCCCAGCTTAGGAGGATTCCATCCATCAGGACATTGACTTGGGTCTTGCCCTGAATGTCGCGGGTCAGGCCGCTGGTAGCGAACACGTTCGCCCCAGTTTCAGTCGTAATCCTGTAAGGCACAGTCGTGCCGTTGGTGATCTGCGGCGTGTTGCCGTTGGTGTCCACTGAGAGCGGCGCAATCGGAAAGTGGTTCAACCATGTGGTGGTCAAGTTCTGCGCTGGACTCACGAACGGACCATCGCCGAGCAGCAAGGTGCCAACGATGTCAGGCCAAACGAACTCGCCGTAGTAGGTCCAATTATCGACCGGATTGGGGTCGGTCGCCGTCTGGTAGTAGTTGTGCAGATTGGTCGTATCGGCAAAGTGCGCGCCCATTGGCAGTTGGGCACCCGTATGGTTACAGATAGTCCCGTCTGCCACGCAGGCGTCGGTTTGCTCACCACCTGGATGGGTCAGAGAGGCAATTCTGTATGACCCCATGACGGGATCAGCTTTGAACAGGGTATAGAGCTCGTTCTCGTATTTGCCGCAGCCGGTCGCATCGCCGTTCTGGTTGCAGTAGTAGGTGAGTCCGTCAGCATTGGAGACATACGAGAAGGTGTTGTTGTCTATTTCGTTGGGCCACTCAGCAGCCGCCAGCACCCCCGCAGCGGCGAGCTGCTGATTCATAAAGAGCGTGTCCAACCGGGAGCCGCAATATACGTCGGTTGGCCGATTGCAAGCAGCGGCGTTCTCGTTGCCCACGTCGTCGGTGATTGCCAACTCGAGGCCGGTCACGGGCACGCCCAAGAACGGCGAAGCCAGATTCGCCATCTGCATGATGACTTGCTGCGCCCCGGTGTCGGAGTGGGTGGCGTCTTCGCGGAACTTGGTGAAGCCCAGATAGCTGATTACGTTGGCGTACAGCGTGGCGTGATTAACGCCATTGGGACAGGCGGTCGAGGTCGTGAACACGCCAGGGGTTGCCGGTCCTCCGCAATCGGACACGTTCTTGGTGATCACGCCGAAACTTCGCCACACATCTCCCGCCCTTAGAACCGTCCCATAGAGGCTCGACGTTGTACTCGTCGCCGCTATCTCGTTCTTGGCCGCTGCGATTTGCGCCGCGAGTTGGGCGGGGGACAACTGTATTGTTGACGTCGTCGGTATCGGTGAAGGGATCGCTGGAGGAGTTGGGCTGGGAGTCGGCTGCACCATATTGATGTTGGAGACGTGCGCGCCGTAGAGAATCACTGCGGACTCAGGCACCACGGTCGGAGTTCCACCAGGGACCGGCTCCGTCATCTGCGGGACTGGGACCACGCAGCAGATGGCAGGCGCAGGACAGCGGCTCATGTGATAGGGCGCGTTCTCCTGGCCGAATGCCCGCGTCAAGGCGAGCACCAAGAGGGCCATAACGAGAACTACGACCGCTAGTTTATTAACCATCCGAAGCCGATCCCGTTGACGTTACGAGCATCCGAAGTGTTCTGACCCCACACCGGGATCTGCCGCGGCTTGATGCGACCCAGGCGCGATTGCTTGGCGATCTTGTCGGCCTGCGCCGTGAAATCCGCCAGCAGCTTTTCGGCAGTCGCGTCGTCCTGCTCCATCGAGCGAACCTGCGAGAGCATATGCAGCACCACCGGAGTTTCCCACGCTGGCGGCACCATGATGGTCTGGTAGGCGTTGCCGACAACATAAGTCTTCGCCAGCCGGTAGCCGGAAAGGCGGATGTTGAGTTCCGTGACCGGAGCGCCAGCAGCGTGATCGACGATATCGGTGCCGCCCAACCCGCGCGTCATGCCAGTCATGGCAATGCCGTTTTGAATCTGCGAGAACGCCACGATCTCTTGATCGATCTGCGCGAGGCCGATGCTCAGAAAGCCCGTACCGCTCCCTAAGAGAGCGGAGGTGTTCGCGGCGGCGAGGGATGACGTCAGGGTGGTCTGGCCCCCAGTGCGGTTGCTCTGCGGCCAGACTTGGATGACCGACTGCGGGCCGTCCTGTTCATACGAGAGAATCCCGCTGAAGCCCGCCGCCGAATTGCGAAGGTACATGAAACTGCGCGGCACCACGTCGATCGGATATCCATCAAACCACGCGTTGGTGAAGGTATAGAACGACGACTCGAGCCGATACATGGACTGGTTTACCACCGACTGCACGCCAGTCAGGTCCACGATGCCGCCCGCGATCTTGATCATCTCCTGAAGCGCACGGTTGAGCAGCCGATAGGCGGTGAAGGCTCCGATGAAATTGCCGTCGGTGTCGGGCAGGAACGCGGTGGCGCGGTTTGGCGGACGAGCGGGAGTTCCAAGCTGCGAGAGAATTATGCTGCTGCTGGGCGGGAACGACACCACGCTCGACTCGCTGCCTGCTCCTGCGAGGCCGTAGTAGATGTTCGTATTGGCAATGCCGGTGAAAGCCGAATCCGAGGGATAAATGATGTTGAGAAGCACCGCGTTGTTGGGTGCTACAACGGCCACGGTAACTTCAGCCGAGGGGACGGTTTCGCCCCACTGGTTGGTGCAAGTGACGACGATAGTGACGTTCTGGTTTTGAAATGCTCCACCCGTGTTGTTGAGCAGCGGAGTCGCTGAGGTGATGATCGGCGCGTTGAGGACGCTGGGCGCATCGGGAATCCGCGCGCGGAGGTCCATGATGATGTCGCCTACTAAACTCATGCTGGTGTCCCCGGTGGTCCCTGCGGACCTTGTGGTCCTTCCGGCCCTGTTGGGCCAGCCGGCCCCGCTGGTCCTTGTGGCCCTGTTGGTCCTGCTGGTCCTGCTGGCCCCATCGGCCCCGCTGGTCCCTGCCCGCCTCCGAGAGTCGCCGCCGTCAGCGAAGCAGCAACACTACCGGCAACTTCCGGCGGGAAATTCACCAGCATTGCCAGACAGTCGGTACGTCCGCGCTGCTAATTCCCGCCAGCGTGGCGGCAATATTAGACGCAGCATTCGGCAGGTAATGCGTCAGCAGCGCCATGAAGTTTTCGTAGGCTTGCCAGACGGCCTGTTCATCCATAATTGCCTTCCAACCCTTAGCCCTGCCCTACCCCGGCCCCGAAGGGCCGAAAAACAAATGGCGGTCACCCGCGAGGCGTGCCGCCATTCGTGTTGCGCGAGTCTCCGCGACTGCGTTTCCGTCTCGCCTATGCGCCCCAAACTTCCGCGTCAATCGCGGTGGTGCCTCCGGTGGTAGCCGCGGTCAGTGTGAGGATCGCCACGATGCTGGTCAGATTCCCGTCGCAGATGAATGGAACGAGAAGGCTGATGAAGTCACCAGCAGCACCGGCTGCGACCGGCTCGATATAGCCGAGATCCCAAAAGTTCGTCCCGTCGCTGCCGCGCAACGCGAGCGAGACGAATCCGCCCCCGCCCGTGTAGCCCTTCGCTTGAACTCGCACGTAGCCTGAATTGACTGCGTTGGGGAGAGTCAAGGTCAGAGTGTTGACGGTTGCTCCGGTAGCAGACGTGGCTTTCGCGCTCTTCAGCGTGCTGCCGCTTCCGAACCCCAGCATGATCGTTGATGCTGACTTGTTAATTGCCATGGTCGCCTCCTATTGACCGAAGTCCAGCGCACCGCACATGCGCGGGCTGACGACCGACAACTGCCAAGTGAGCGTCACCTGAGCGACGAGCACCTTCTGGTTGCTGGGCCGGATGAAAGGGTCCACATCGAAGTAATTCGCGGGGTGGAAGACCGGGAACAAATATTTGGTGTTGAGGATCAGCGAGGCCTGATGCCCGTTAGCAAGTGGCGCCTGAGCGAGAAACCTATCTTGAAACGCCACCATATTGTTGTATTTGAGGTGGTATCTGAACCCGAACTGGACGGCCTGTTCGTCCTGATCCGGCTGGTTGTAGCGGATCTGACCGTAGTAGCTCTTGCGGAATGAGCGGTACATTTGCGGCGTCATCAGGAAGAGATCCGGTTCGTCCCAGCCATACGTGACTTGCTGGTAAAGATTCTCGACGTCGTCAGCGAGTAGCGTACCCGCGGTCGCCACTGCCACGTTTGCATTCGGCTGCCAGAAAGCGTTTACCGCCTGCGATCGATCGATGCCGGCGATGATGTTGTTCGTGACCGCGACCCAGGACATCAGGTCGTCTATGTCGATGGTGGTATTCTGCGGCGCGGTGTGGAACAGCGCTCGAGAGAGCTTCATCAGAAGCGAAGCGATACCGACCTGCCACTTCGCTTTCGCTAGTTTGACGATCCCAGTGGGACCAGCGTTGATGACGAGGTCGGTGAACGGGATCGCAACCGACTGATAGTAAAACCGCCACAACTGGTTGGCCGGTTGGATCGAATCGACGATCTGAGTTTGCAGGATCTGGTCACCGTAATAGGCACCGCCCGTGGTCTCTTCTTGAGTGACGAGTGGGTATACTAACTCGCCGCCTACGAAGCGCCGCCCGTTGCGAGTCATCCACTGCAGAGCAGGCGACGGTGTAAAAGCGTTATCCGCGAGCTCAGGGTGGACGTACTTTTGGGTTATAGAATTTAGGGTGTTAACAAGCAGCGCTGGCGGCGCATTTATACCAGTTCCTACGACGGCCATGGGTTACTCCTCGCTACTGCGAAATATTCGACCAGACATCGGGGTCGTTCAGAATCGTCTCGTCAGGAATCTTGTCGATTCCGCCGAACTTGGATTTGAGCTGTGCCGAACCACCACCGAAGCCAGGACTGGGAACGTACGTGCCGTTGCTCTCGATGATTTCCTTGCGGGCCTGCGCGTACCCTTCCTCGCGCGCGGACTTGAGCGCCTGATCATGCTCTTCCTTCGCAGCGATCGGAGCGGTGATGCTGTCGTGGATGCGGTCAAAATCGGGATAGCGGCTACCAGGCTCGAGCAGTTGCCGTTCGTTGGCGAACTCCAGAACTTTTTGAAAGGTCCACTCCTTCGGCCACTGGAAGCTGCGATAATCGCGCTTCATATCCTTGTTCACCTGAAAGCCGAAGGCACTGACGAGTTCTTTGCGGAGATCTTCCTTGAACTTCTCCTGGTTCTTCTCGATGTCCTCGACCTTTTTGAGTCGTTCGACCAGGGGAGCAAAGAACTCTCCCGGCTTGTCGAGGACCGTCGGATTGCGGTCGCCCTGGAGACGAGCAACGAGCTGGTCCAGGAGGTCGGTATTAGCGTTCTGATTCGGGTTCTGCTGGAAAGTCTGGACTTGTTGCGCAACCTGGTCGTAGAGCGCGCGTAGCTCGTTGTATTGATTGGCGAGTTTTCCGTACTCGCCTTCGAGCTGGGTCGAGCGTTTGGTGTAGCGGTCGAGATGCCCGCGCTGCTCGAGGTCGTACTCGCGGAGATCGCCGAGCTTGACCTTCATGTCGCCGATGGTGAGTTCCAGGTCGTCCGCGTACTTTTCCTTGTCGTCCAGAATCTTGCGATCAATCATCGTCGTTTGCTCGTGGTTCGCCGCGCCTGCCGCGTCGTGCGAAAGCGCGCGCGCTGCGTTCTGCGTTTGAGCTTGCGATTGGAGTTCCCGTTGTCGTCATCATCGGGCGAGGGCGGTGGGCCAGGTTCGGTGTACATGCCCCCGCCTTCATCGGTTCCGCTCCCGATGACGCCACCCATATCGTCATCGCCGTTTGGCACGTCGCGCTTTCCTTCCCCTGTGCTTCTGCCTCACCGGGGTCCGATCAATCGGTGCGGTTTCGACATCCTCATCGATCCGGCCTTTGGCCCTGCCGATTACCGGTCCCAATTTGCTACGACGGGACACCCATACCTCCACCACCGTTGCCCATCTGCGGATTCGCCTGGGATGGGCCGATGGCTGCGCCTGAGAACCCGAGCGATGGACCGACTGGCACTGCCTCGTCCTTGATCGTCTCGCTCAGGTTTTTGTGAGCCTGATCGAGAGCGGCCCACGCTCTGTTGAGGTGACGGGCCACTTCGGGATGACTCTGCATCAAATGGATCATGGTCGCGGCGACCACGCGCTTCATTTGATCGATGTTGCCGCTGGCGAATCCGGCGTTGGCTTTCTTCTGCTCATTGACGCGCTGGGCAATGGCGGTCATGAGCAGATTGCCGGGTGACTCCGCCCCAGGAGTGGCGGGCATTCCGGCCCCAGGCGGACCCGCGCCAGGCGCACCCGGGGGAGCGCCACCGGGATTAGGCGTCGGACCCATCGTGGGGCCGCGCCTGAGATTCATCATCGCGGCCGGCGTGAGAGCCACTAGTCGTTAGCTCCCGTGCCCTTCGGGAAATAGTCGAGCGGATCTTTGGAACGTGGGGCCGGGGCGGCCTCGCCCACTGCCACATCATTTTTCAACGGCATCCGCGCGAACGGAGTCCTCATATCGGGGAGACCGCCCCGATCGTCGGTGTTAAGTCTGCCCTGTCCGTTAGAAAGTCCTTTTCGATCAGCCATTGGATCACCTCCAAATAAAATCGTTACTATCGGCCCGCTCTGCGTCGGGCGCGGTGAAAGCGAGCTTTGTGCCTACGCATCCGCTTGCCTTCGATTTCCTTGCTCCGTCGAGCCATTGGTCACCTTCTTGGCGTGTGGCCGCGTCTTTGGCGCTGCGCGCGAAGGACGTGCCGCTTGCCGCGAGATCTGATGCTTCGGGTTCTCATTCAGTTAAATGGCCGCGACGGCGCTGCAGCGGTGGTGATCCTTTGCAGTCGCCGCCGCGACCCCGAAAATGTGTGGCGCTTACTTGCGCCTGGACCCGCGCCGTCGGCGCCGTCCACCACGTTCACGAATGTCTTCGAACATGGGTCGCTCCTCCTTGTTAGAGTGCGGATTCGGCCTCGCCGATGCGCGGCACGATTTGACCATCCTCACGAATCTTGATTTCTCGCGCGTCTCCGTAGCGTCCCAGCAAGGTGACCGCGGAGCGCTCCAGATAAGCGGTGCGCTCCCGTTCATCCATCTGCTTCCAGTCGATTTCGGAAACGTCGAACGGCCAGGCGAGTTTGCCGGCGACGGCGACCTGCACCTTGAAATAGCCAGTTCGATCGGGCCACGGCTGGAAGTGGACGATTTCGACGCGCGAGTTGAGTCTCACGCTGTTAAGGAATGCGGGCAGGACAGCGCGAACTCAATCCATGTGGGAACAGCGGGGAGAATTTAGAGAAGAAAGAGAACGGGGGCCGAAGCCCCCGCGGGTGAGATATTAACGTCCCGGCCAGCGGGCTATCGCTTGCTCGAAGGCCTTCTCGAAGCTCTCTGCATTGCCGCGCACCTCGAAGAACAGATTCATCATGATGCAGCCGACGAGGTACTCAGGCACCAGGTATTTGACCTGGCCGAGTTGGAGCGGTTCACGCGTGATGACGTAGAAGTCGTTCCGGCAGTTCTTATCGACCGGGCACCGCTGATAGTGCTTGCCGTGCTCGCAGCACATGAACGCAGAATCGTGCCACTTGTGATCGTCGCCGATAAATCCACCTTTGGGCCGGAGCTGGACCGCAGCGTTTTTGCCCCAGAGCTTGCGAGCCTTTCGTAGCGCCTGTACTTCAGTCATGGTCTTGCTATCTCCTTATCTGGGAGAATTCTCCCGATCAACTGAATATATTATCGCATATACTGAATACTATGTCAAGTAGTCAGTATATTTGCTTAGCAGAAACGCGGGTCAGAAGATGGTCGGTTCTATTGATCAAGGTGCGCGAGATCCTGCCGGCGGACCTGGATGCGCCAGCGCCCACGAGCGTCTCTAAAAGCCCGATATCCGAATTCCGCAAGGACGTCTCCCTGGTAGAGCCATTTGTACACGGTCTTCGGACTTCGCATCATGAGCATGGAAAACTGCCGCACTGGAATCCATCGATCGCGTTCTCCCTCTTTGAGCCAGGGTGGTTGCGCCTTGCGAATGCGAACGCTCATGACTTCTTCTTGGCGTTTTTGAGTTCCTGCATCTGCGCAGCCATCTGCGCCTGCATCTGGGCTTCCTTGTTCAGCCGGTCGAGAACCTTCTTGCGGTTGGGATAGCGCACCGCCTCGAGGAGGCCTTCGGTGTCGAGGGCGCCCATGTTCTTAAGCGCGAGCGCCATCTGCCGGATCATCACGCCAGAGAAAGGTTGTAGCGAAGCCGGATCGACGTGAGCCTCGTACTGCATCACCCGGTTGGGAGGCACTGGTTCCCAACGGATAGTGCCGAAGCCGTCGGCGCGCGGATCCGCGTACAACCGCTCGTCTTTGGTGAACTGCGCCATTGTCGTGAAGATCAAATACGCGAGTCGGCGGATCGGCTCGTACATCAGCTTTGCGCGGCCGCGGCTGAGTGTTTGTCCCTGCATGAGGCTCCCGCTGAACAAATCATTCGAGACGTTGCCTTGCGGGTTGAGTCCCATCCGCGGATCGCCGAAGCCCTGCAACTGGCGTTGCTTGGCGAGCAGGACTTCGCCGTTCTGGATTCCTTCGCCGCTCCCTTTCGGTTGTATGAGCGTAGGTACTGGTGAGCCTTGCGCAATCATCTGAGTTTCGCCGGGCACACCGCCGAAGCGTTCAGTGTCAATGCCGGTGCTCTCGTCGATGAACCACACGCCGTTGAGCAGCCGCACCATGTTCTCGAAGTCCTGGGTGGTGAAGCGTTCGGCCATGTCCTGCAGGGCTTTCGTATATCTGAACGGTGGCGGCGCCCAGAACCCGTGGAGCGCCGGCATGCCCAGGAAGCGAACTACGGGGAACTCACCGTGCCAGTAGGGGTTCTCACCATCGAACAGGATGACGTTGTTGCACTCCACGATCATGCGGCCGCGCGGATAGCGCATCCGGTATTCCTGGCGAGCCATGCCTGTGAATTCGATCTGCTCCTGCTTGCCGCCAGTGACGCGGACCCGGGAATTGTCGCGCAGGAACAGCGTGCGGACACGAACGCGAGCATCGCCGGGAGTGCTACTCACTGGCAGACCAGGGATCATTCCCTGCATCGGTCCCGTTGGCACTTCGAGTCCAAAGACTCCGCGGCGACCCATGCTGGACAGGGGCAGCGGTTCAGGCGAGCGATTGAGCGTGACCCGCTGGGCTGGAACAGGCCAGTACTGCTTGATCACGTCGAGCCACATGTGGTCCTCGAGGATCACGTACTGCCATTTCTTGTCATCCACGCTGTAGGGATCCGGAAAAACAGTTTCGGGATCTCGCCAGTAGGCGGTGGTGTCGCCGCGGCCGTTACGGAGATCCGTGTCGTACCCCACTTGAATGAACCCGCAGCCGCAGAACCACGCCCACATCAGCGCGTAGAGGATGTTCAAATTGACTTGGCTGTCCCTCCACTGAGCTTGTAGGCAAGCCTCTGCGTTTTCATCCTGGTCGTAGTTCGCAAAAGTTTTGACGATATAGATCCGCGGATCGATGTCGGTGAGATCAATCGCTTCCATGAAGCCCAGTATCTGGGCCTCCGGAATTCGCATGGTCGGCCGGAAGATCGGTGTCTCAGTGTCGCGAGGATAGAGATTGTAGGAATCTCTTATTTGTCGGAACCACTCGTCGCCGAGCTGATCTTTTCTTTGCTGCTGCGCGATCCTTTGGAGGTTGTCGATTTGCTGGCAGATGCGCTGTTCCGCCGCGAGCTGCTCTTTTTCAACATCGGTGATGCGGTCGCCGATCCGCCTGACGGTAGCTCGATTCGCCATTGTGCTCCAATAGCGTCCATCGGAAGCCGCCTGTCACCATCAAGCGGATTCGGGTTTTCTGTTCGGTTTTTTCTTATATGTTCTTCAACGTCTTTAGCAATATTGATGAGATCGCGCACCGGGGAGACGAACTCGTACCTGGCAAAGGTCCGCATGTTCGAAACGAGAGAGAGAAGCAGATTTTCCCAGGCAGTCGCGCTATCCCGGCCGTACTGGGCGAGAAAATCCGCTCCCATCTGCTCGAGCAAACGCTCCGGACTCAGCGGCTTGGTTTTAGCTCCCGGTATCGGAACATGTCGCCCACCGGCTGCTCCGGTCCCGCCAGCATCCGCGCGCGACGCAGTTCCTCCTGGCGCCTGAGCATCTTCTCGTTGGTCAAGATGACACTCGTCGGCATCTTCTTGATGGGCTTCTTTTTCTCGCGGCAGATCGAGCACAGCTTCAATTCGTGTTTCACCGTCGGCAGCGCCAGATGCTCGAGGGCGTTTGCGATTCTCTTTAGATCGTTCAATGAAGAGCTCCATCTCCTTATGGTCCTGTCGTCCTCACATATTGATCGATCGCGTCGATCATCTTCTGCTGGTCCGGTGTGAGTCGATACTCATTCCAGCCGCCTACCGGAGCGCCTTCCATCTGGTGAAACAGCGGCGCGAACATCCGATCCCGAATCAGCTCCGGCACAAACACCTGCGCAGTGAACTGGTCGAGGGTCCGCTTGTCCCGTGGATCTGCGGCAAGATTCTTCGCGTAGGACTGCTGCGCCATTTGCTGCTGTCGGTCGTTGAGCGACTTCTGGAGCTGGGCGGTCATTGTCTGGTAGCGGGGGTCTTCGGCTTGCAACGCGTGTAGCCCCTCAAGCGCGACCAGTCCCGGCCACGACTGGGGATTGTAGTAATACGGACTGTTGCCCATCTCGACGGTCCAGCTTCCGGGGAACGGGTTCTCGTCCTCTCCCTTGGGCGGAAAGGTTTCGCTGTAGCCCTCGCGCTTCGGGTTGTAGGTGAGGCGCATGTTGTACTGCGCCAATCGCGGATACTGGCGATTCGCGGCCTGTACGGCCCAAGCGTATGGATCTGCTTGTTGTGTCGGGACTAACGGAATTCCTGCCGCCATCACCACACTCCTTCAAGCGGGTCCAGAGCTTTGGGTTTCCTCGCCTTCGTGTGGACCCTCCACTTTTCATACAGACGAGCACTAGGTTCGTTGTCGAAGTCTAGCGGCAGGCGATCCGCTTCCTCCTGCTCGCGCTCGAGCAACCGCACTGACCGGCCGGCATTCTTGGGTGGCGGATACTGATCGAGCGCGACGGCGGCGATTGCCGCGGCAACGAAGATGTCATCGTGACCGCGCTTGACTTCCCAGCGCACCGTGAGATCGTCGCGCATACAGAATCCCATCTGGGTAACCAAGCGCTTGTCGCGGACTTTGAGGAAACCATGAGTTGCACCTGGATCGATGGGCCGGATGAACTCCCGAAAGACGATGAGCATCTTTTGGCGCGAGCGGTATGTAGTCTCCCATCCGAGCGCTTTCCCGATGTGCTTGTACCGCTTGTCATCTTTGCCCAACCATCCGTAAAGGTTCGGATAGTGGTATTTGTCACGAAGCAGCTTGTTTACCTGGCTTCCATCGCCGCCCGTTTGCTCCACGTTCACCAGGGCCTTGTTGTAGTAACGACCGAGCGCATTAACAGTCCACGCGAATTCCTCGACTCCTAAGCGCGCCGCGAAGGTGAACGCCTGGTTGCCGGTGATGCCGTTCCAGCACACGGCGGCCGAAAAATCGCCTTTGGCGGTCCCATCCGGATCGAGATTGCCCCGGGCTGCGTCGGCACCAAGATAGTACTTGTCACCATCGATCGGAGTTTCCCAAACCCACAGCGGCGATGACTCGCCGCGGCCGCGGCGCAGCTGGATGGGAAAATCACTCATGGAGTTGCCATGCCGTTAGGGTCTGGAGAATGCGCTCTCTGAGTCGGCCGGCTGCAGCATCGACCTCGTTGTAGTCCGCTACTGAAGTCGCCGCGACGAACGTCGGACACTGAACCTTTTCAGGCTTGCACGCTACTCCGGTCACCATGACGGAGATCGCGCCAGGCAAATTGCTCCAATCCAGACCCCACTCCCAGCCTTTCATTAGCGGCTCGCTTCTCAACTGCTCGTTGAGCGCCGCTCCGACCGCCTGGCAGAGGCCGACGGGATCGCGCCGGAACGCCACCTCGAGGTCGATATGGTCGCGGATGATTTCCTGCTCAGTCGCGAGATGGAAGCCCTTACGCTTCGTCATTTTCGCCCTTTGCCTCGAAAAATTTGCCCTTAGGATGCCCTATAAACGATTTTTCGAGGCCTCCACGATGTCTGATATCCCCCCTCCTACGCCTCTGCCTGCGGGATTTCCACCGAACCCATAAACTTGGGCTTACGTAGAGTCGATTCAGCCGCTTTCATCTCGCCAGGCAAAAACGCCGGGTCACCCGTGGAAACGAAGGCCTCTTCTGGGTTGGTCGGGTACTCTTGGTGAAACTTATCCACGTAGCCTTGAACTCGATTCGGAATCGCCCAGCGCCGCCAGCTGATCTGCTCGAAGTCGGCACCATACAGCTCGACGAGCTCTTGTTCCTCCTGATCAAGGTTCGAGGGGAGGACGTTGTTCACCTCAGGGTCCATCCGCGAGGCCGGATCCATGAGCCAGGAGATGAAGATCGGAGTGAATTGGTTTTTTCCCTCGACGGCCTCAACCCAGTAATTGTAGAACGTCTCGCCCGGCCCAACTTTTCCGTTGGCGGTTGATTCGACCAGGATCATGGTGTCCTGGCGATAGGCGACCGTGCTGATCAGCGCGGTGAAGGCGTCCTCGGCCTGCTCGTAAAATGCTGCCTCGGATAGATGAAGCGCTGTTACCGTCAGACCTCGGGCGCCCTCAACCGTTTTTGCCGTAGCGATCGAATACAGCGATTCCTGGCCGTCTGCGTGCGGGAACCGCAATTCATGTGCGGTCCTGAGTTGCTCCGGATCGAGACCGCAGTCGTAACAGAGCGTGCTATGGCCGGCGCGCGCATCGCGGAACATTGCACGCACGTTCTTCGCGCGGTGCGCGACCGACATTGCGGTTGCGTTGGGGAACGCGGTGCAGTGCGCGACGTTGAGGAACGAGCACTCTGTGGAGATGCCGACCCGACGGGCCTTCAAAATGATCGCCCACATCGGGAGACCCTGAGCCGCCTGGTCCATCAGCCGATCGACGACCAGCTTCTGCGAAGGGTTGAAATCTAGCGGGACTTGGGCGGCACGGTCACGGTGCTTGATTTTGAACTTGGAGAAGTTGACGGCGCGGAGATTGAGGTACATCTCTTGAGAGTCCTCCGACCACCGCGCCGCGAGCGTATCATCATGATCTCATGAGATCATGAACCACAGCTGCTGAGACACGCCGACTCAGTGTTCCGGCACGCATCCTCTAGCTTCACGAACGCCGCCGCGCAGACCGCCTTCTCATGCGCTCCTACCGCCCGATCCAGGCAGTCCTCAAGAACGGCCTCTGCCCCAGCATGGCACACCCCATACTGCGTCTCGCATCTCCCGTTGCAGTTGGTGTTCTGCGCTAGAACGAGCCGGTTACTGGTCATCACCAAACACGCAGCCGCTGCTAGAATCGCGATCGCCAAAGTTTTCATGATATACCTCCCGTAGGCCTGCATCGTTAGCAGATACCGCGTCTGACCTCCACCTCAGCGGAGTCTCGGCACCACCAGCCCCGTATCCACCAACCCCAGCGCCTGCAACAGGATGAGCACCAGGATGAGTGCCAGCAGAACGCGGACGACCACCCGCACCGGTGGCGGCAGCGGTACTTGCCCAAGCAGCCAGTCGATCAGGTAGAACACCAGCCCGATGATGATCAGATAGATGAGGAGCGAGATGAGAGGCATTACGTTCACCTCACTTACATTGCGACGGTGCCGCGGATCGATCCTTGGTGTTTCGCTCGTCGCTCATTGGCAACCCTCGAGACCTCGCGGTAGCACGATTCGCTGCACGCGCGCAGCGCCTTCAGTTCGTTGGTGATGTCGTCGTGTATTACGATCTCGCCGGCGAAGCGGCCGCCCGGTAGCACCTTCTTGCAGTGATCGCACAACAGCGCGGTGCGATTGCTCTCGAGTATCTGCAGACGCTTGCTGCACCGCTCGAGCGTATCCCGCATAAATTGACAGAGCTGACGCAGGGTCTGCTCACTGAAGTTCTTGTGGAGGAAATCAACGCTCAGTGCACCCATCTGCTCGTACAGGCGCTCGAGGTCGAAGGTTGGCTCCATCAGGGTGCCGTCGCCGTTGTGCTTCACCGGCTTGGGATCTTTCGGAGGTATGGCTTTGCGCTGGGTTGCACGTCGGCGCGGTGGCGTTCGCAGATCCGGTTCAATTTTCAATTCCATCACCGTCACCTCAACTGATTGATTGCGCGCTCGCGCTTCACCTGGTCACGCAGGAACTTCTTGTATTCCGGCCGTGTGAGCACATTGACCTGCCCGCATGCAGCGCACTGAAACACCCACTCCTGCTCGTTCTCCTGAATGCACTTCATCGGCTGTCCGCCGCGCACGCAGTAGGGCGGACGATTACCGCAGCTCGGTGGTTGGGGTCTCATAAAGAATCAGAACTTCTCGGTCATCGAACAACCGCGCCCAGATGCGCTGCCCAGGTTTTTCGATGCACTCGACGATGCCGCCATCGATGACGACCTCCTCGATCCTGCTGACCACGATCTGGCGCTCCACCCGTCACTTCTTCCTTTTAGCGAGAAGCCATTGAAACCGTTCTTCGCGTCCTTGAAGCCACGCCCAGTAGCACCACTCGTCCATCAAATCGAGGAATGGGGATCCCCCCATCATCGCACCTGGAAGATGTCTTTCAGTTCACGCCCGCTCGCGATCGCGCGCTCGACCTCGTTGAAGTCCTGCGCGTCGCTCTCCGGTGTCACCGACGACTCGCGATGCAGGTTGAGGCGCGGATGATCCGCAGGCAGAGTAGCGGGGATATCCGTCCGCGGACCATCCTTAGATACGTAGCTGTTCTCGAATAACTTCGCTGCCGGCGGCGCTTCCGCGCCCTGGGCGTTCGCTCCACCGATCACAATTGGATTCGGCCGCGCTTTGGGTGGCCGCCCTCGCTTGCGCTTCGTGCTAGCTCCGGACTTCGGCTCTCGGGGGGGACAAGCCTTGGTCTGCGGGCGGCCGCTCTCAACTTTAGCAGCCACCGGAGACGTAATCTTTGGGGTGTTAAGCTCGGACTTAACAGGAATGGCCGGTCTGCCGAATAGATGCTCTGGTATCCCGCCGAAATCCTGGGTCAGCTTCAGGAACCACTCATCCGATTTGCCCACCGCTTCCTTCAACGCGGCGCGCAGATCAACCGCATCGCGAGCGGTGAGCGTATCCCACTCAATCCCCCGGAGCAGCTTCAGAAACTCGGGGCCGATCCCTGTCATTGCGCTGGCTGCGTTCCTCCTCCGTCAGTCGGAGCAGGCGCAGGAGTTGCCGCTGGCGGCGTTGCCGCCAATCCAGGTATTCCAACAGCTCCCGCGGGAGTTGGCGTAGCCGGCGGAGCAGGCGGCGGTGGCGGTGCTGGCTCAAGGCTCTCTTTTCCCCCGGTCTCATTTATGTGGCTGACGAAGGCGTCTAAATGAGTCTGGCACATATCGAGCAACGCTACGTCGCTCAACAACTGCCGAAGCTCCGGCAGGCGGGTCACAAACAGTAGAATCTCATCGTATGTTCCCTGATGCATCTTTGCCATGAGTCTCTCCTTAATGATGCGGTGCGGCTGGAATTGAAAAGCTCTCCGCTGGAGCTGGATAGCGATAGACATTGTGCGCCGGATCATAAACCATCCCCGGCGGTCCAGGCGGAACTGCTGATACCGGATTCTTCACCACCGGAGGCGGCACGGTGGTCGGAACCACGTTCACCGTTCCCGGCACCCCAGTCGGCGCATTGGTCGGATGCTGCTGCGGTGTCGGACTGGGAAATACAATCGGCGGCACCGTCGAGGTCGCTGTCGCGGTCTGCGCCTGGGCTACTTCAACCTTGGGCTGATAAGAACTGATCACCACCGCTATCAGCGCCAGGATCGGCCACCCCACCAGATTCTTCACGCTGACTGCCATCGTCTTGTCCGCCACCATATCCATGTCAGCGCAGCCCCCATGATCAATCCAGAACTCACCCCCAGTACCAACACCACCAAGACGGTGACCGCCAGGATGTCCACTACCCATATGTGCTGCCGCCGCTTGGGAACCTTACGGTCCCTGCTCTCTTCTGAGATGCTCGAGGTAGAAAGCCACGTTCCTCCTCCCGGCGGACTGGCTACCGCCGTCGGCCGAAAAAACTCCGCGCCGCTCGCTTCAGTAATTCCGGCTGATACGCATTCGCATGCGCTACCCCTCCCCGGTCCATCCACGTCACCGCCACTATCCCATCCGCCCGCACCTCCTCCACCACCATCAGTGGCCCTCCACTCCGGAGCTGCACCAGCTCTCCCATCTTCAGCGGATTCTCGTAGACGTCGCCCCGCGTCGAATTTAAAACTCGCGCATAGCCCAACATAAGATCACCCTGCTACTCGCTCTCCGCTTGAGCGTCAATCGCTCGCCTCACCGCTTCCCTCTCATGCTCCACCATCCACAGCAACGCCAGCACCCTCACGTACCATTCCCATCCTTCTTTACTCATCTCACATCTCTCCCTCCGGTCTCTCCCGCTTCGCCGCTTTCTTCGCGCGCTTGCGATCCTTCTTCGCCTGCTTCTTCGCTATAGCCTTCGCCTTCTTCTTAGCCATCTTCATTCCTCATGCGTCCCTAAAATCTTCGCGTTCTCCTCCATCAACTCCCGCACCACTTGTATATGATTCGCCAACACCGCCTCCCGCGCTGCTCTGGTCTCATCCGCATCCCCAGGTATCCAATGCCCCGCCAACCACATCGCTAATAAATCTGCCAACACCGCCCCCTGCACCGGTGGTGCTTTCCCCTTAAGTAGCGGACTTATCCTCTTCACCAACTCCATAATCTGTTCCTCTGCTGTCATGGATCACCTCCCCTCCCCTAACTACCTCTCCTCTCCCTCCGAACCCAAACAAAATCCAAGAGACGGAAATTGTGAATTTTATTTTTGCCGCGGCAGGGAAACAGAGATAACCGAACCGCTCGGCGCGAGCCGGAGCCCCGGCGTGAGGCTCGGCGTCGGCGTCGTCGCGTCGTGGTCGCCCGGTGCGCGCGGTCGTCCCATGACCCGGGCATCTATTGGACGAGCGAGCCGATCGGCAGGAAAAAGGATATGTAATCCTTTGCTCATCAAAGGAAAGACTAGCTAGCACGGGCATTAATCAATCGCCCGGTCGCGGTGTGGGATGCTAGTGGGATGCCGGCGCCTAGAATCCGCGCGGTCGGTCGTCGTCGGGTCGGTCGGTCTCTTTAACGTGACCGCGCCACCGTGCTTTACGCGCTAACACTAGGTTCGGAAATCCAAGACCGCGCCAAAATCGCGCGCGATTACGGCCGTAGCGTCGGCATCGGGCGATACGCCCGGTCTTCGAATTAAACATAACGTGCCCGGGATAAGACGGATGCCGCGGTCAAGTCAATAGACACGGTGGTTAGTGGACACCGCGTAAGAAAATAATTTCGTGCTAAGCATGAAACCTATTGACAAGACTATCGTCTATCATATAAAAGTTAGATAGATCGAAACGAAATCCAAAGGATAGGGAGCAATCGAATGAATCACAAGCAATTGTTAGCGAATTACCGACGCGCAGAGACTCGCATGCGCACCGCGCAAAAGATCATGCGCGCACCGTCTACTCAACTAATGCCTTTACCCGACTACATGAAATTGCAGCGTCAAGAAGATCTGGCAATTCGTGCTTACTCACGGGCACTAGGCGCGCTGAACGATTTCGAGCAAAGGAACTAACCGACCATGAAAACCACGACACTAAAACGCTACATGATCGCGAAGACACTATGGCGTCTAGCATGCGCGTATGACGGTCTACCAAACGACCCGATGTTTATTGCGTTTAGCGCTAGCAATCCATGGTCGGTCAAACTAAACGAGTTTAACGCCGACGACCACGACATAGACGTGATCGGATTTCGCCTAGCAAACGATTAACTCCAAACGTCCAAAGGATAAGGACCATGCAAACAGAGACCATTACCACCCTATCGTTACTGAAATTCTCTAATCCGAATAGCAAGCTTCGGGTCTTGAAAGAGAAAGGCTATCGCATCGCGACATTCTCTTTACCCGCGGCATGGACGTGTCCCGGTGCCTTGCAATGCAAAGCCCGGGTCGGCCGTGACGGTGGTCTTGTAGACGGTGCCGACGTCCGATTTCGTTGTTTTGCAGCGTCGGATGAGAGTCAGTATGTCGAGACCCGAAAACAACGCTGGCATAATTTCGATCTGCTCAAGACTCATCTAAACGACCCGGATGCTATGGCATCGGTCATATCCGCATCGCTACCCAAAAAGGCTAACGCGATACGGATTCACGTTTCGGGCGATTTCTTTAACGCGTCGTATTTCCTCGCATGGTGCAAGGTGGCGCGGGAAAATCCGACCGTCATTTTTTACGCTTACACTAAGTCAATCAAAACATGGGTAGACCACCGTGCTAGCGTGCCTAGCAATTTTGTATTGACCGCGTCTTACGGTGGTCTCTATGACGGTCTCATTCAAAAGCACGGTCTTAAATCTTCGGTCGTGGTCTTTTCGATCGAAGAAGCAAACCGACTTAACCTGCCGATCGATCACGACGATACCCATGCTATGGATGCGAATTGTCAAGCTTTTGCCTTGCTAGTGCACCATACGCAACCTACCGGGTCGGATGCATCGCGCGCGGTGCAAGCTTTAAAAGGATTAGGTTCTTACTCGACTAAGACCGCGGTCAATCGCGACCGGGCGACCGCGGTAGATATCGCGACCAAACTAGCCTGACTGACGATCGGTTAATCCGTGAAATCCGCCCACGCCATGGGCGGATATCAGGCAAACGCAATACCCAAAGGATTAGGGAAAATGCTAAGCAATCAGACAATTCGAACCTATACCGATATGACCGGGACGACCGACGTCGTGGCGCATGTATTGGGCCATGATTGGGCACACGTCGCGACCATACCGGTTTTGCGATCGCGCGGTGCGCGTCGTGCCGGCGCCTATATCTACCGACGCAATATGGTCACGGGCGAACGGTTTGATGAGCGTATGGAATTGCACCGCAATTTGAGACCCGACGATCTACGGGCGACGCTGCTACATGAACTAGCGCACATCGCCCAAACCTATACGACCGGATTTAGCAATCACGGTGCGCAATGGCGATGCTTCGCCCTAGCACTAGGATGCGACGATCGCGCGTGCACGACGTCCCTAAAAGGTTCGGCCTATTTAAACGCCGATGCCCGGTATCAATACCGGTGCGCTGATTGCGGTGCGGTCGTACGCAAGGTGCGTCGTCCTACATGGGACGTCCCGGTCGGCATGCGAGCTAATCGCGTCCATATCGAATGCCATAGAGCGCACCGGGAAAATCGCGGTCAATTAATTCGCATGTCAATCGAGGAAATCGAAATCCAAAGGACTAAGGAGTAACCGCAAAATGACTGCTAACCAATATTTGAAATCGATCGGTCTAGGACCGGTCAATCCGGTGTGCACCAAGTGCCAGCACGAGGTCGGTCGTGTGTGGACCGCGGATCGCTGGTGTGTGGAGTGCCTACAAAAGCGCACAACGCGCGCGCGCGGGGGCCTTTCCCGGTTCGCCCAGGGCGATCGAAATTTCTCGAAAATTGCTTGAGGAGGAAAATTAAATGAATTTCCGAATTACCTTTCAAGAGCGGGTCGGTCGCGCCGGCGATTCGTGGAGCATCTATTGTTCGATGGCGGAGGGCATGTGGACGAACGCGCGCGACGATAACGAGACCGATCGCGTGCGCGACCTCGATGCGCTCATGAACGAAATTGATAAGCAGCAACCCAAGGTCAATGGCGTCCCGTCGGAGTTTTGTTTCCAGGTCTTTATCGCCGGGCATCTCGAGCAGATCGCGCGGGATGTTCTCGACAACTGCCTGGACAACTATGGCGGCGACGAGGAAGACACGCTTGAGGACGGCGACGTTCTCATCGAGGAGGTGGCCTAATCATGGGGGACCAGGTAACACGCGCGCGCGCCGAGCCGGTTCAGCGCAAAATGAAAATTCATTGGATCAATATGGTACGCGAGGAAACGCAGCACGACCCTAGTGCGCGCGGCTATTACCGGTCGGTAGAGGGTCGTTTCGGTATCCATCCGACCTACCGGCATACGGTCTACCCCGATGCGTTCGTCGTTACGGATCGCATCAAAGGCGACCAATCGAGCAATGACACGATCGGCGAGTGCAAAGCATGGGCACTGGCACGTATCGAACGGGAAATCAGCGAAGAGCAGAACTAGAATATCCGGTTGCGCTAGCTCGCCTGCTATGTTAAAAGATTAGCAACAATCAACTTCCCGAAGGAGCAGGAAGGTCATGAACGAAAAAACACATCCCAGATATCAGCTTTGCGAGGACTGCAAACAGAACCTCTGCGATGACTGCTACGAGAGCGATTGCGATTGCAATCTCGCCAACCACACCCTGGCCGCGGCACTGCTGGTGTACGACGCCATGGAAGTGGTGAAGGAAGAACCTGATTTTCAGGTCGTCACCGAATTGCCGAAGGCGGACCTCGAAGGCGCCGGCAGCGCAGCATTTTTCAAGGTCTCGATTAACGGTCGTACCTACCAGGTAGCGGTGCGCGCCTACACCCAAGGAATGGATTAACTCAACTTCCCCAAGGAGGAGGAAGACCATGAATTGTCGCGAAGCTTTGGAAATTGCCGCACATGTGCTGCGGTTTGACCACTCAACCGACCCTGAGGTCGTGAAGGCGCGCAAGGTTCTCGATGAAATCCTCGAGCAGTGCGGCTGCGAGCACTTCGACAGCAGCGTCGAGGACGGGCGTCTGACCACGCTGATGGACGTGGTGATTTATGGCTAGCACCACCACGATCGAACTGACCACGGGCGAAGTGGAGCGTCTGATTAGCGCGCTCGACAGCGAATTGGAGGCCCTCGAGAAATTCGGCCATCCGGACGACCCGGGACACGAGGTGCGCGTGGCGCGCGTCGAGAGGCTCCGCACGAAATTGCAACGAACAATTCGGGTCGCCTGACCATGACTATCGAAGTTGCTTTGTGTGAGAGATGCGGGTCGGACTCACTCTGGCGGATAGCTCGCCAGGCCTACCGCGGTCTGCCGGGTTGTCCTACCTGCGGCAGCGATCGCGTGTCGCGCGCGGCGCGCGAGGAAACCCCACAAGAAATCGAACGGCTGACGCAGTCGTTCAGGGAGCGAAAACGATCATGACATTGCTAGCCAAATTGGAGAGGTCCGCGATCATGTACATCGTGCTCTTCGGCGCCGGCATCGCCATCGTGCTGCTGCGGAGGTGGTTCGGCGCCTACTCAAACTGGCGAGAAACCATGGAGCACAACCGGGCGAGGAAAGGCTAATGGCTTTACAACTAGGTGCGCTACGCGATGCGCTCATAGAGGCCGGCGCGAGCGAGGACAAGGCCTCCCGCGCGGCTGAGGAGTTAGCGAGCTATGAGAATCGGCTCGCCACCATCGAGAGCAGATTGGGCGTGCTGGTGTGGATGGTCGGCACGAACCTCGCGGTCACCTTGGGCGTGCTGGCGAAATTACTCCGCTGAGGTGAAAACGCAATGGAACTGACTCGCTTCGATTTAAAAAATCAGGCTACTCAGGAACGCATCGCGCGCGCGCTCGAGCGGATCGCCGCGGTGCTCGAGAAAATGCCCCTCCAGGAAAGAGGCGAAAATGAAAATTCGAAGAATTCCTAAGGAAGAAAATGCCGGCTTCTGCCACGACTGCCACTCGCGCGCGGAGCTCGAGTACGATTTTGGCGGCAAGCGACCGCCGTTGCGCCTGTGCCTGCGCGACGGCCGCTACCTGGGCCAGGTCACCCTGTCGCGCATCGGCGAGGCTGAGGCCGGCATCCCGATCCCCGCGAAGGGCGAACGAGTGCGTCAGGATTGACCGTCCATCCCAAAGTGCGCTACCGTTTCCCTCGCTGGGAAATGAATTCCCAGACATTAGGAGGTAGCCACAATGGCTATGAAGGTGAAGATCTTTCGCGAGAAGGGAAAAGAGAGCGGCTATCAGCAGCTCGCCAGCGAGTGGTACGAGAAGGCGAACGAGCTGCAAGGCCAGTTGGCCGCCGTGAGCACGGCCCACGCGCTGACTCTCGAGACCTGCATGAAGCAGTCCCGGGAGATCGACCGCCTGAGCCACCAGCTGGTGGAAGTGACGAAGCAGCTGGGTAGCACCCATGTGGGCCTGATCGAGGTCCAGGACCGGGAAGAGGCGCCGGCAGCGACGGCGTAAAGACCGTGAGGGCGGCGGTGCCTGCACACCGTCGCCCTTAGTCCACAATGGCCCGAAGATGAGGGAGCAAAACTAGAGATGGTTAAGAGCGTATCAATCACAACTGTTAAGGCCAACCCCTATCAGTCCCGCAAGGAGATCGGAAAAGAGGGCCTCAAGCTGCTGGCCGACGAGATTAAGGCCGTCGGTTTTTGGGGTGGCAGCCTGCGGGTCCGCGAGCGCAATGCACACTACGAACTGGTCGCCGGCCATCGCCGCCTCGAAGCGCTGCGCATAAACGGCCGCAGCAAAATCGATGTCGAGATCGTCGATCTTACCGACCAGCAGATGGCCGAACAGGCGTTAGTGGAAAATCTTCAGCGCGAAGGGTTGCCAGAAATCGACAAGGCGGAGGCGATTGCGCGCCTGATCGAAATTTCTTCCGCGGAAGAAAAACGCAGCGTGGTAATCGACCGGATAAGGCAGCTACTGGGTTACCGAAACACCGGGACCATTCATGATTATCTGCAGATGGCGGACCTCAAACCGGAGACCAAACAGGCAGTTCGCCAGGCAAATACCGGTCGCCACACTGCGCGGGTAGCGCGCATTCTCGGCGGTGATGACGTCGAGCTAGCCAACCGAATGGTGCGTCGTGTCGCCCAGGTGCCAAAGCCCGCGGCAGAGAAGGGCAAGCAAGGTCAGTTGCTCAACTCAGACGATCTCGAAGCGATGGCCGACGCCGTCAAACCTTTACCTGAGCGCCAGCGCAAAGCGGTGGTGGAACGAATCGCTACCGGCAAACTCCACACGCCGGCAGACGTGAAGCGCGCCGCCAATGTCGAACTGGGCAAGATCAAACCGAAAGATCCCCCGCCCGACTTGATGCTGTTCATCGCCAAGTACACGCAGGACTTTCGCGCCTGGACCAATCGATTGAAGGAAATCAAACGCCACAAGGCCTACATCCACGAACACCCAGAGACCACGCTGAGGTTCAGAGAGGCTGCTGAAGCGTTTATCAGCGAGCTGAAAGATCTGCTCAATCTATGAAAAAGCAGGAAAAGCGGCCGGATATTCATTTCCGCATCACCCACGAAAAATACCAGTACCTAGTCGCGGTCGCTGAAGCGATGGATCGATCCGTGTCCTACTTGATCGAGCACATCGTCAACGAATGGATCGACCGTCACAAGTCTGAGGAAGAACCAAAAAAGTCCTAAGGCGGATGGGCGACCGGCATTCTTACGTCAGCCTACGTCCCGACTTTCAGTGCAACGGTTTTTCCAAACCCGTGGCGTAGGTCGATTACGTAGCCGGTCGCCCGTAACTCTATTCTCTCCCCCACATGCTGAGGTCAACCGGTAGGCGCTCGAGCTTGAACTCGAGACCGTTCGCCTCGTAGGCCTTCTTGCGAAGTAGGCAAGCGTTGCAAGTGCCGCACGGGGTCCGGTCCATCGGCCGATAGCAACTGAGGGTCAGCTGCAGCGGCAGTTTCATTTCGAGCGCTCGCCGCACGACCTCGGCCTTGCCGCAATGGGCCAGCGGGTACTCAATCACGATGCCGACCGGCTCAAGGACGTGGTTGAGTTTCTCGAAGAAGGTCTGCCGGCAGTCCCAGTAATCGCAGTGATCGTCGAAGTTGGCTCCGACGATCAGTGCCTTCGCACCGCGCTGCTCAGCGATCTGGGCGGCATGAGCTAGCAGGATCAGGTTGCGCATCGGGAAATAATGCGACGGCTCCTTAATCGCGTTAAATGAAGGTATGCGCACCAGCGGCTTGTTGCGGGTAGGAATTCTCAGCCAGTCCGCAACCATGATCGCCGCGACCTTCTCGGCCACCGGCTGTCCGTACTCAATGGTCAGTGCGATGAGTTCGTACTGCCTGCGCATCATCGCGGCCGCGACGAACGAATCGATCCCGCCGCTCAGAAGAATGATTGCTGTCGGTTTACTAGCTCCATCCATCCCAGGAGCCTCCCCATGTTTAGGTCTTTGCCGAAGGTCAGAAACGTACCGTCCACGGAATCGCAGCCCCTGGTCGCCGCGATAATCATCTTGTCGCCCGAATTGATGCGTCCCAGGTGCTTCCACTTGCCGCGGCGGCCGGCCTCGTCGAGGAGTGCGATAACCACCGGGTCTTCCATCTTCCATTCGGTGGTTCCACCGATGAACAGCGCATCGATGTCGTCCCAAGGGACTGTGTCTGGAGTCGCGCCATCCTGAGCAACGATTGCCGGCTTGTAGCCGAGCATCCTCAGTCGGATAGGAACCTTCCAAGAACGCTCGAGCGTCGCCTTCCAATCGCCGACGACGTCGGGACAGGTAGCGAATAAACACGATGCCGCTGGCCGGCGCTCGAGCCACTGCAGATAGCGGACGAGGTTGAAAGTGTCGCCCTCCGTGTAACAAGCGGTATCTGCCGCCCACACCTGGGTCGCCGGTAGGATGTGCCCCATCCGCGGAGTGACCATGAAGCCGAACTCCGGTCGGCCCATCAACTCCTCGCAGACGCATCCGCTCAGAAAGATCATGACCCCATGTAGGCCGCGGGCCTCGCCCACTTCCGGCGCAGCGCTCGCCATTCATCCGGATAAACTCGTAGCTCGTCAGGCTGATACAGCTGGGTGAAGGGCATGAACCCGAGTTCGAAGACCCGCTCGATGCGGCGCTCCGAATCGGCGAGCGATTCCCCGTCATAACCGATCATGGTGTAGCAGCGGCGTTTGCGCAGGGAGATCCCCTCGAGGATTCCCGCGGCGCGCTCGAGGAACGGCAGGTCCGCGGAGGTGTCGCACGCAAACCAAAGCTCTCCGATCGAAATCGATTCGAAGAGGTCTCGATGCCAGTCGCGCAGGAAGTGCTTGTCGAGGCCTCCGTTGAAATAGATTCGCCGACCCTGGCCGCGGAGCATTTCGAACACCGCGCGAATGTGGCGCTCCGAACACGCCAGCAGATTATTGTCCTGAACGATCCACCCGGGCTTTATCTCGAGTTCGCGGATGCGACCCTCGCGCTGCGGAACCACGCACCAGGGGCAGTGTTTCGGGCAGCCCCTCGAGGTGATGGTGCAACCCTCCTTGAGGAATCGGCCCGGGACGAACTCGTCGCCTGGGTCACCGTAAGCGGGACCGCCGACCTTGACGTCGTCGTAGAACCTCGACCAGCTCGCTGCAATGCGCTCCGCATCGGGCTTGTGCCAAGTGAAGGTGACGCTGACTCGAACCGGCGTCGAACGGTCACCAGGCCGGAAGAGCGGCGGATCCCCGAAGAACGCGAGGTCGTCTGTCGGGGTCCACTTAGTTCGATGGGGAAAGACTCTTATCACTTTCCTTCACTAACAGGATTTTGTCGCCCCTTTTTGTAAAACCACCTTTCTTCCAGCCTGCCATCAGGAAGCAGTAGCCAGGATTGGTGCTCTTGATCTTTCGCGGGTTGACGTACGTGTAGAATCGATTCGGACCCCATTTATCGAAAGCAAAGCGTTCGGCCTCGAGAATTATTTCGGAGCTGCGGCGCTGCGATTCGTTACGAAAGATCGCGCAGTTGTACCCAGTCTGGCCGTCGCTGCGCATCGTCGGATCGGGATACATCCACACGAACAGCACGTCGCCGCGGGCATCGCGCAGTACCAGTTTGCGGCCGGAATAACAGAACTGGGTGGCTCCGATGGTGCGCCGCGAATAATGCCGGTCAGCGAGTCGCGCCATTTCCCCGTCAAAGTGCGTGGTCACCATCAGTCCACTGTGAAACGGGAGCAGCAATTACACCTCGCATTAAATAAGTTTCTTTGAGAAAAAATCGTTTAGTGCGCGGAATAGACGTCTTATAGGGACGAATGGACGATTCTCCTAGACACGTTTACGTGACCGGCAGATCTATAAGCTGAACTACTCATAACAGCGCCTGCTGCTCCTGCTCGTCGGGTTCATCCGGCAGCGCGTACCGAGCTGCTCGACCAGATCTGGTGTTCCACTTGATAACGCCGGTCTTGAGTCCTTCTTTGACCCCGGCGTACACCCAACTCTTGCTTTTCCCGGTCGCTTTCATGAGGTCACTTCGCCCCGACCAACCCTTGCCCTCGAGCGCCTCCAGAATTGAGGGTAAAGCGGTCTGGCCCAGATATTCAGAGAACTTGCCGCCGAGACTGACCAGGCGAGTTCCCTCATCGAACAGCAGCATACGTTCGTCGAGAATCCCGCGATCGCCATAGCCACCGCGCCCAGTGATGAAGGCGTTGACCCCCTTGGACTTGCGCCGAATGACAGCCCTCATGCGGTGCTGCGCGGTCCACGCGGTGTGGCCGCCGAAAGCCTCTTCAGGATCGCGATTAACGATCGCCTGGGCTTCGCTCTTCGGAGCGTGACCGGTGACGATACCGCACCAATGATTCATCCGGACGACCTCGAGGAGTGGTGCTTGTTCGTTCATCGCTATCCGGTTGGCGTCTCCGGTGTTATGCGGCGGGAGTCCGAAAAAATCGAAGAGCGTGTCGAGCACGAAGGTGCTGCACCCGTATTTCCGCATCGTTTCCTGGAACCACCGTGCCTGTTCGATCCCGTCGCCGAAATGAGTGTTTATCGACGGGATGAGAAAGACCTTGCCGCGGATCTGCCAGAAGCCGATGGTGTCGGCCCACGCCTCGAATTCCTTGGGCGAAACCACTACGAGGGATTTGCTCGCTTTGCAGGCGCGATCGAGGACTGGGACTTCGAGCGACCACCCACGAACCACATTCATCGCCAGCGTGGTTTTGCCACTGCCGATAAGGGCGGTCAGCACGAGGGTACAGCATTCCCGGTCCAACCCCTCCCAAAAATAGGACCGCTGTTCAGCATGGATCTGGGTGTAGGCCTCGTACGCATCCACCGGCGTGCGATCGATTTCAGTGGGCAGCGCCAGTTCGTACTCCTCGTCTTTGGCCGGGAGGTACACATTGCAGAACGCTGCGACCGCCTGACTGGCTAGCTTGTGGAGTTCCTCCTCGACGTCGGTTTCGGAGAGCTCCGGTGGAAGCGGCCAAAATGGAGCGAGGTGATCGTTGATGACCTCGTGCGCTTTCTCGACCAACAGGTCGGCCAGCTTTCCAGGCTGGGCGGATTCCATGCTTGCGATGGTCGGACGGTCTTTCTCAGGGACGTCGTCGAAGGCCTTCTTCATCGAAAGCACTCCGACGTGGTAGCGCCAGGTAGGAAAATCAATTGCCGGCGGCTGGGGCGGTTCTACATGGCCGTTCGAAGAAGCCACACCGTTCGTCGTCCCGTTCGTCGAAAACGCGGCAGCGGGAGGCTCTGTCGGTTCTGGCGATATTCCTGAGGGCGATGTCGGCGTGATTTTAAGATCGGCGGGCGTCAGCCCGAGCGCCGCGAGAATACTCTCTTGAGAATCGCCGGCCGCACCATAGCAATACACCATGATGCGACCGTTCGATTGGCGGACCAGGAGCGAGCAATCGGGATCCCCGTCGGTGTGGGTAGGGCAAGGGCAGTGCGATCGAAACTTTTCGTCGTTAAGCCAGCGTACCTCAGAAAACCGGGTCGCAAACGTGCCCAGGTCCACAGCTGAACCCCCCATTGAACGGTTCAGCGAATAGTCTCAAGTGTGGGACACCTGTGGGACGGAGCAGTGCGACTAGATGGAAAAGAAGGGAAATTAATTGCATAGTCGCTAGCAAATTGACTAGTGCAGAAACCCCTTCTCTCCCTAGCGCAAACTGTCGCTTTCTGTGTATTCATGTGTCACCCGACGTAGGACCGAATATATAGCCAAAACGGTCTGAAAATCCTTGTGTCGCGTGTTCAATTCACGCCCTGCCCACCAAAAAACCCACCAGAATTGCTGGTCTTTTTGAAATCGTCGCTAGCAGCTTGATTAGCAAAATCTTCGCTGTGGGACGCCTGTGGGACGGGGAATTTCACCACAGTCGATTTCGCATCCTGCGAAGCCGTTAAGGCCCTCGCCTGCTCACCGATGTCCCACATCTGGGACTGGTAGTACCGACCCTGCATGTCGAGGGTCTTGTGACCGACCAAGGCAGCAACCGCCAGGGGCGACAGCCCCAGGTTGTTCAGGTTGGTGATCGCGGTGTTGCGCAAGTCCTTGAACAGCCGGCGCCACTCCTTGCCGGTCTTCTCATCGAGCAGCGGGATCCCTGAGGCCAGCACCGCGGTCTCCCACGCCTTCTCGAAGTCCTCCATCGGTTCGCCCAGCGCGACCGGCCCCAACACTTGGGCATTGGGGAACAACCAGGGGATGACACGACCGAGCCGCATCTCGAGACGCCGGACAAACGCCTGCTGCTCATCGAGTGCAGCCTTGATGCCCGGGATGTTGAGCGGGAACGCCCGTTCCTTTTTGTTCTTGCTGTGGTCCTTGTCCAACTGCAGGAACCGGTCGGTCACGTCGTAGCCGTGACGTGAGAGAATTTCTGACTTGCGCCATCCGGTCAGATAGGCCACCCGAACCACACCGCGCAAGTGCTCCGGTAACTTTTCGATCACAGCCTCGATTTCCCAGCGTTCGAAGTAACGGCCCTCGCGGACGTTGTCCTCCTCGAGCATCTGGTTTCTGATGAACTTGGGCGCCGCCTCGAGCTTGCCGTTGAGGACCGCGAGATTGAGGGCGGTGCAGAGATTTTGAAGCTTGCGGTTGATGGTCGCCGGCGAATTGCCCTTGGCCTCAAGCTCGCGCCGGAAATCCCGAATGTCATCAACCATGAGTTGCACGGCCGGCTTCTGCTCGAACTTGGCGCGGATATCCTTGTTCTTGCGAATCAGGTCCACACGCGAACGAGCGTCATCGATCTTCCACTGGTCTTCGAGGTCATCGAGCAATTCGCCGATCTTCGCCGCACCGGGGAGGTGCAGGCTCTTGAGCGTCTTGTTGTTGGGAAAGCGTAGAAGCAACGCCTTCCAGTCGCTCGTGTCGATCTCAACGCCGACGGGCTTAAGTATCTTCTCGCGAAACCAGTTTGCCTTCTTCTCGAAATCGTACTGGGGGAAAAACTGCTTTATGCGCTTGCCGCGCAGGTCGAAATAAAGCCTGATTTTTCCTCGATGATTCTCAATGTTTCTAGCCACCGTTGCTATCTCCCTCTGTCGAGATATTGGGAGCTTAGCGAATTGCTTAGCACCGTGCAAGGCCTCTTAATTGACCACAGTGATGGCTTTTTTATAGACGTCCCAGTCCACCAGGTAATGGAGTCCGGTCGGATCTTTCAGCAGCGATCCCGGCGGGAACTTCTCCTTGTGGTACTGCGCCCATTTGTAGACCGTCTGCCGGGAACGCCCGATGCGTTTAGCGAACTCCTTAAGCTCGAGGCACTCGTGATCGCCAGGGAGATCAGCCTCAGGTGTAAATTTCTTCCGGATGATGAGGGCCATGTGATTTAAACCTCAGTGTCGTCGTCCTCGCCCTGGGCTTTCTCGAGCCGCTGTGCGGCAGACTCATACATCCCCTGAAGCTCTTCAACATAGTGCTTCACGACTGTCTGTCCCGGCATGAGCACGGCCAGCAGCGTTTTGGCCGCATCCATCAGGCGGACGTCAGCGAGAACCGACGCGGGATATCGGCGCCAATTGAGAAAAACGTGGAGGTCGATCCGAAAGCCGTGCTGCCCTGGCAAGAAATGATAGACCCCTTGTGACTCGCTCCACTGATTGTCCTCAATGGCTTTGAGCAGCTCGCTGGGCTTGCAACTTACAGCCTTCGCTGCTTCCTCGATTGGAATCAGAACAGGCACTGGTGCAAGTTCGCTTCTCATGCGAAATCCTCCCAAACAGGTTTTTGCTCTCTGTTGGTGTTGTCGGGGAGGTTGACACTGGATTGCTCTCGTTGATGGCCGGGAAGGTTGAATCATAGGCGCCGTGCCAGAGTTGCCGCAACGAGATGACATGAAATTACATGGGTGGATGTCCACAATCGTGGGTCGCTTTTCGTTCATTTCGATGCAAATCGCTTCATTTCGACCACTCACTGTGGATTCCTGCGCTCTCGTGGTTATCAATTCACCGGACGATATAGTCAAATGACTATCTCGGTAGCTATTCTGCAGGCCGAGGAATTTTGATGTACATGCACACCAGACAGACTTTTTGGGGATTTAGGACTGCTGAGTCCGAAAGAGCACATTATGGACCTGGCTGGTCCAAAAGACGCCGCATAGCTGATCAATAAGATCTTATAGATCACTAAAGATCATATAGGCGACTATGGCTAACTACGCACTTTTCGATCTTGAGACCACGATCGACTGGCAGCTGGTCGAGGACGTCGAGGACTGCGGCCGGAACGAGTTCATCCAGGTACTACGTGAGGAGCAGCACCGCCACGACACGGAAGATGTCTTCGTCCCCTATACCTACCATGTGCCGGCAGTCATCGCGGTAGGCTTAGTATCGCCCACCACCGGTGAATTGACCCGACTAGGATGTGTCCGTGGCGAACCAGGATCCGAGGTGTCGCGAGAATTTTGGACATGGGTCGAGAACTTCCAGTCCAAACCGACCCAGGGCACGTTGGTATCGTTCAACGGCCGGGCGTTCGATATGCCGGTGTTGGAACTCGCCGCCCTCCGATACGGCATCAAGATTCCCACGCACTGCAACGAGAAGTACGGCAACAGGTACAGGTTTCAGGACGACTGGCACCTCGATGCGATGGACTGGTTGACCGGCCATGGGGCGACCAGGCTCCGCGGAGGCCTCGCCCTGCTTTCAGCGCTAGCCGGCATGCCACCACGCCCGGTTCAGCACAGCAACCTCGAGGAACAGCCCTCGATCGAACAGATGGAGCGTTGGTGCCGCAATGATGTCCGACGGCTGTATGTCGTCTTCCAGCGCTTGCAGTTCATGCGCGGCCGCGCGACGTCGCTGCCGGGAACGCCAGAACTGGAGGACGAACGCTAATGGCAAACGAATCCGCTTACCCTCTCTCCTGGCCTCGAACTCAGGCTCGAACGCCGGCCGGCAAGCGCCGCGACGATGCGCCGTTCACAGTCGGTGAGGCCTACGACAAGAAAATCAGTCGATGGGACACGGCCGCAGCGCAGCGTATTGAGGAGACCGTGACCCGGCGCCGCACCAAGGCGGTCGGGCTTCCCGTCGCGGTCGATCGGCTCGAGGACCAGCTCCAACGGTTGGGTGCTCAGGCCGTCGTGCTCTCTACCAATCTCGAATTGCGCTTGAACGGAATGCCCCGTGCTGGTCAGCGAGATCCCGACGATCCAGGCGCCGCGGTCTGGTTCAATTTGAAAAAGAAACGGATGGTGCTCGCCTGCGACAAGTGGACGAGAGTGGCCGATAACATCGCGGCGCTCGCCGCCCATATTCGGGCGATCCGCTCCGTGGAGACCTACGGGGTCGGGACCATGGAGCAGGCCTTCGAAGGCTACCGGACGCTTGAGGACTGGAGCGGTGGTGAGATGCCTTGGAAGCGGGTACTGGGGTTCGGCACCGACGCTCATCCGACCCTATCCGAAGTCGAATCGAAATATCGGACTCGCATGAGAGAGGTCCATCCCGACATGAGCGGGCAGAGCGGATTGCAGGCAGCGCAGTTGAACGCAGCGATCGCTCAGGCCCGCCAGGAGCTGAGCTAAATGGAATCACCAAAGAATGTGCTCGTCACCATGGCCGACCACTACGGTCTGGAACCTGAACAGTTCAGGCGTGTGATCAAGGCTACTTGCGGATTACAGCGAGCGAGTGACGAAGATTTTATGGCGTTCGTGCTGGTCGCTCATGAGTACAAGCTCAATCCGCTGACCCGCGAGATCTACGCTTTCGTCAAGAAAGACGGCGGCATCCAATCAATCGTCAGCGTCGATGGCTGGTACAAAAAAATGAATGAGCACCCAGCTTTCGACGGACTGGAGTTTCGCGACGAGATCCAGGGCGACAAGCTCGTCGCGGTGACCGCGATAATCCACCGGAAGGATCGCACCCATCCGACCGAGGTCACCGAATACATGCACGAGTGCCAACGCCAGACTGATCCGTGGCGGCAGTGGCCCGCGCGGATGCTGCGTCACAAAGCCGCGATCCAGTGCATTCGGGTAGCGTTCAATCTGGCGGGCTTGATGGACCCTGATGAAGCCGAACGCTACCAGGACATGCTCGAGCACAAACCCATCGAACCTCTCGATTTGCCAGGGATGACAGTTTCGCCTCCTGAGGGTGCGGCGGGTGCGAGCGTGGAGGTTTCCCCACCACCACAACGTGGACGAAGAAAACGCTCCATTGCTCCCATCCCGCCGCCAATGAAATCGGCGAACCCGGCGCCGGCGCCGAAGGAACCCCAGCCAGCAGCGGCGCCGAAAGAGCCTGAGCAACCGATCCCGAGCGAGCGACAGTACAAATTGATCGACCAGGCCAACATGGCGGGCATGAACGCTTCCGCGCTCATGGATTATGTGAAGTCGAAGTACGGGCTTCCCAATCTCAACGCCGTCACACCGTCACAAGCGGCCGAAATCGAGAAGCACTTAACCCAGCTGGGGATGACGGGATGAAGTGGCCCTCGACCACCGACATCATCAGGTTCTTCGGCCTGTCACTCGACTACGAGGAGTTCGGTAGCGACGAATCGGCGCGGCGCGGGCAATTAGTTCACGCCGGCAGCCACATGCTCGCCAATCATGGTCAGGACCGACCGTGGGAGGCGCGTCATCCTGAGGTCCATCGCTACCTCGATGCTTACCGCAAATTTCTCCGCGAACATGATTTCCAGCTGCTCTACGCGGAGCACGAATTCAAATGTGAATCGCTGCGGTTCATCAGTCACCCCGACCAGATAGGTCTGCTCGACGGCAAACACGCCCTCCTCGAGCTCAAGTCCGGTGGACTGCCGAAATGGGTGCGACTGCAGACCGCTGGGCAAGTCCTCGCCATAGGCGAGCCGACCCTCCAGCGTTTCGCGCTGCACCTGAAAGCGGATGGCAACTACGCCCTGATCCCGCACGAAGAATTCCGCGACATGGATCGCTTCCGATCAATGATCGACACCTGGTGGACGATTCAGGAGTTCAGAAATGGCGACGACCGAACTCACGACAACTGACCCGCAAGCGATAGCGAACACTTTCGCAGCAGCCCGCGGTGACATGATCTCCAAATACGAGGCCCTGCGCGACATGGAGTCGAGTCCGATCAAGGAAGCGATGGCCCGCGAATTTCTCAAGGATGCGAAGCGCTACCAGGCGGCTATCGATGGTTCCGAACTCAAAACGCAGAACACGAAATTGCGCGAGGTCTCTCAATACTGGTCAAAAATTCTGAAACACGCCCGCGCGCCGGGAGAACTTCTCGAGACGCTTTGCAAGAGCGAGATATCGAATGCAGAGGGCAACCGGCGTCGGATGATCGCGGCTGAACAGCAAAGACGCGAGCAAGAGGCCAACCTCTATGCGGCTCAACAGCGCAAGGCTGAGCTTGAGCATCTGCGCAAGATCGGCAAGACCGCGGAGGCCGAAGCTCGAGCGGCCGCGCCCATCGTTCCGGTCACCGTCCAGATCGATCCCAACTTCGGGAAACCGGCTAACGCTGACGAGATTATGGTCGAGGTCTGGGTGCCGAAGCGCGACGAGCAGGGCGACTTTGTCTTTCGCCAAGGAGCAAATGACGATGAGGCAGCCTACCGCACCTGGATCACCAACAATGCCGCGATGTGGCATCTGCAGAGTTTTGAGTACGGCAAGACCAAGCGTCTGCTCACGGACCACCGCGGAATGCTGCAACCGCCAGGCCTCGTAATCGAGCGCAAGTTCGAACCGCGCATTCGAAAGGGCGATGACTAAACGAGAGGCACTCTACTTTCTCGAGGGTCTGGTGGCGGGGATCGCCGCCCCAAATCCTGACCTGGTGAAGGGTTTGTGTTGCCTTCTCGCACAACAGTACGACATCACCCCTGCCGACATGGATGAGATTCGCATCGAGGTCGATCACTACCTCGATCAGGCTGAGGACATGGAGAAAGGGCAATGAATCGACTTTTGAAACGCATCCGCGCGGCAGTTGTGCGCTGGTGGGAAAGGCAGGGAACTCTCTAATGCTGTATCGGGGGTATCGTTTCGGGGGGAGATGCGTCGTCGTTCGCGACGGCAAAAAAATCGATCCGCGGTTGGATCTGGTTAACCACAGTCCCACGGGATTCGAATGGGGCTATGGCGGCAGCGGTCCTGCACAGACGGCGCTGGCGATCCTGGCGGACTACCTGAACAACAACGAGCAGCTCGCTATCGGCCTCCACCAGAAATTCAAATGGGACTTTATCGCCAACGCGACGCACAAGGGTTTCTCCATCACGGACAGACAAATACGGGCATGGCTTTTTCGGGATGGGCATGAGCGCGAGCAATGAGCATCCGCACGTCTGCGTGCGGTGCGGAGAATTCTTCCAGTGCTGGTGTTCGACATCGGCCAATCTGCTCGATCAGCGGATGTGTCCGAAGTGTGGCGAGCAGTATCGGCGGATTCGCGATGCACACTGGCCGCGGGGTGTTCACCTTCGCCGGCCGAACGACTTCACCAGGAGGAGGCGATAGTGGCGAAACCGGTTTTGGAGCCAGGCGACGAACTGCATGAACGCGAGTTGCAAGTTATGGAGCAGGCAGTGGACTGCATCCTCGACATCATCCGGATTCACGAGGACCGCAGACACGGTGGCGTCTGCTGTATCAACGAGCGCGTCAACGCCGTGGCGTTCATCGCGCACCAGCTAGGTCTGGCGGCTGACGACGACAATGTGTGGGAATTCGCTCGCGCCATTATCAAGGCGTTTTACGAGCCGAATCACCATTAGAATGGCTCCATGGGTGAAGTGCTCACGATCAAGGAGGTCGCCGCGATACTGCGCATCCATCGGTCCACGCTTTACCGGATGATAGAGCGTGGCGAGGTGCCGTATTTCAGGGTTGGCTACGATTACCGGTTCGATTCGGAATCCATAGAAAGATGGATCGCGTGGAAAGCGGGAGGAGAGTGGAACCAATCAGAATCGAAGTCGCCGGCGAAGCAGCTCCGTTCCGTAAAAAAGTAGCGAGCTGGAATGCCAAGGACGGTCGCTTCGGCACCCACGCCTATGACGAAAAGAAGTACGCGGGGTGGAAGGACCACGCCAGGCTCGCTGCTTCCCGAGCGATGAACGGTCGGCCTCCTCTCGTCTGCGCGATTGACTTTAAAGTCAAGATTTTCTTCGAGGTGCCGGAATCATGGAGCGGCCGCAAAAAGCGCGCGGCACTGGTAGGCATCGTCCGTCCCTGCGTCACACCTGACTTTGACAACTTGGCGAAGGCTTGCGCCGATGCACTCACGGGCATCGTGTTTCGAGATGACAAATTCATTGTGGACGCGCACATTCAGAAGTTTTACTCCGACCGACCGCGGGTCGAGATGGAAGTCCGCGAGGTGGACTTTGTGATTCCGCAATCGGAACTAGCTCTCTCTGGTTGATAATCAGGGGGCTAGCACCGTCGCTATTCAAATGCTATGCTCTTGGCATGGAGATTAAAACTATCAGTGGTGATGAAGGCAAGGTCGTATTCAACCGGTTTAGTGCTGAAGTGTATGAAAAACTCGAGGCACTAAGAAAGCAGGCGAATGCCCGCGGGGTCGCGACGATCGTGAAACTGATTGTCGAGCATGCGCTGGCCGAAGGAGTCACCGTGACAAACGACCAACCGGAACCGCGGCCGAAAAAGAAGCGTGCAGCATGAAATCGGCCGTAAAATGCCCCAGCTGCGAGGCCGACGCCGGCGAGGACTTTGTCATCATGCATAACGGACTCAATGCGCAGGGCAACGGTTTCGTACACCTAGCGCACGGTCGCGAGATGCGGATTCAATTCACGCCTCAAGAATGCCGAGAACACGCGCTCCGTCTACTCGAGGCAGCAGAGGCAGCGGAGTCGGACGCGATCGTGTACCGACTGCTGCGCGATAAGATGGCCCTCGATATGCCCCGGGCGCTGTCCGTTATTGCCGACCTGCGCAACTTTCGCGACGATCGTTACAAGAAGAAACCCGATGAACATTCCTAAGGAACAGTGGTCCCCCGGTCCCTGGCATGACGAACCGGATCGCCTTGAGTGGCGATCCCCTGTCGGCCTTCCGGCCCTCATCGTGCGAAGTCCGCTAGGGTCGTTATGCGGTTATGCAGGCGTGCCGCCTGAGCATCCACTCCACGGGCGTCGGTACGGTGATTGTGGCTTTCACTTCAAGGCGGCCGACTGCAAGCGCGTCCCGTGGCGTCGGCATCTACGCGGCCTCCGCATGGCTCAGCGACATCTCTGGCTCAGGTACGGTAGATCCGAACCGTTCAAGTTTCTGCAGTGGGACAGGTTCGGGCCACCCGACCACACCGACTGCGATGGTCATGCTCCAGATGACGTGCTCTCAGCGCATGGCGGCATCACCTTCGCTGGCGGATGCCACGGTGACATCTGCCATACGCCTGCACCTGGCGAACCGGAGAAGATGTGGTGGTTTGGGTTCGACACCGCCCATGCCGGTGACTTGGTGCCGGGGATGGAGGCGACCCTCAAACAGATCGGCTCCTTTAGTCCGCTCGCCCACGACGGCGACGTTTACCGCGACCTCGCCTACGTCCAAGCTGAAGCCAATCGCCTCGCTGCCCAGCTCTTCGTATTCAAGGGGCGCATCTACTGCGAGCGCTGCGGGCGACGTCGGAGGCTTGAACAGTTGCATTGTCGGTGTGGTAGTAAGGGCGCGTGGCGTTTCGCTTAGGTGGTGAATCCGGCGCAGGAGGAAGTTCATGAATTGGACACACCTGTTTGTCGGACTGGTAGCAGTCGGATGGCTGATCAGCGTTGAGTATCGTCTATGGGCAAACCTGCGAATCCTGACCGAGTTCCAAACTCGAGTAAGCAAGCGTGGGGAGCCGCCCTCTCATCTTCACGCTGTCGAAAAGTAAGGCCCTGTTCTTCGTGTGGTCGTTCCGTCCGCGTCTTTTGGCCCCAGGGTGACGGCACCATCCTAAGCGAATACATCGACGCTAAGGGTCGGTGCTGGGATTGCGCTACTTTTTCTTCTTAGGCGGCGGCATCCCGTACTGTTCCTCACGTATTGCCGGGGTCAAACAGGCCGCTCGCTCCTGCGGGGAATGGCCGCTGTTAATGCAGGTCTGGTACTGCACTTTCAAATCGTCGTCGATGTACTTGAGAACTATCGCCGAATTTCGCTTCGATTCGTTTATGTGCTCGTTGATCAGATACAACTGCGACTGGCCGAAGGTGTTCAACTGCGCCAGTGCGGTGGTGACGTAGTGCGCCACAAAATATCCGGCCCCTATCGCAATTAGTGACGGCACGCCTACGATCCCTGCGGCTAACCATATCGGGGCTGTCGCCCACCATGGCGTCTCACCGGAAATTTTCGTCGCGAGGTCTTCAGAGGTGCTCATTGAATGCCCCCCTTCCGCGCGCTTTAATTCAGGCAGGGACGACGATAGCTAGAACTCCCCAGACAGTAGCGCGTTTGGTCGTAATCACATCCGCACGTCGTCCCTTTTTCAAGCAGTCATGTAGAGTTCCGCTTCAGCTTCGCGCCTGCGCTTGAGGCCGGCGACCGGCGTTAGCTTTCCATTGATCGTCGCCTTGTCCCACATCAGAAACGCCTGTGCGGATTGGTCGTTGTTGCCCGCGAGGTGCTCCCGCAGGACCGTGGAGTTCTTGAAGGCGTTGACGCCGATGTTGAACGCCAACGCGACCATCGCCGCGAACTGATTGGGAGTGGTCGGCACGTTGCCGATCGCGCGAGTGACGCCCTCTTCGGTCGCCTTCAGATCGTCTTTCAGCAAGCCCACCGCCCGCTCGACGCTGACGACCATCCCTTCGACCACGTCGCGGATGTGGCCGTAGCCGACGGTCCAAATTCCCGCTACGTCCCGGTACGCTGTCGTGCGAAGCCCTTCGAACTCTTTGATGAGATTTATCCCTGCATCGTTGGTTTCCACCGCATAGCAAGGTCACCACCGAGTTGCGTTTCTATCGTCGCTTCGATCGGCGCGCTTTGCGCTTGCCTTTCCCCCTAGCAGACTCGCGTTTCTTCTGCATTGCCGCGGCAACCGCCTGGTTCTGGGGATGGCCGGCGTGAACCATCTCGCTGATGTTTTCCGAAACTGTGCTCTGGCTGGTTCCCGCTCTAAGAGGCACGCTTTGCTCTCCGCTTCTTGCGAACCTCTGAGCGCTTATGGCGCTTACGCTGCCGCGGAATGGAGCGTGTGCTCACTGGTCCCTCGTCAGGAGTGGAGGAAGAGAGAAAGCTCGAAAATTCACTGGGTGGTTGGTCGCCGTTCATTGTTCCATTCCTTGTTGGAATCCCTCGACAGCCTCGCCAGCAGCGCCGCCCACAGGTGCAGCAGGGATCGCAAACGATGCGGTTGGCGGATACAGCCAAATCGGAGTCTGCCCAGCCAGCTTCGGTGCCGCCGGCAGGTTGATGTGAAACCCGTGCGGTGGGCGTATGCCGACATGGAGACGCTCGCCCAGTACATCCATGATGCCGCCCACGGAATTGCGAGTCGCGGCATCGTAGAGCCGGTCGTAAGCCTCTGGACCGAACGCGCGGATCAGGTCCGCCTGGTTGTGACGATCGAGGATCGCCGTGATCAGCTTGGGTTGATTGATGCGGCCCGTCACGAGATCGATAGCACCCGTCCTCACGTTGAAGAGACGTGCGAAAGCGTGCGCCATAGCGTTCTGGGTCCGCTGCTGGTCCCACAGATCCCCCAGACCCTTTGTGCCAGGTATCCGGTTGAGCTTGTTCACGATCTCGTCGCGGAGCGCACCTTGCGCCCTTCGTAAGGTTCTCGTTAGGTCGGTCAGCTTCGGAACAGCTTTTTCGGTGAAGGAAGTTTCGCCCAAACGATTCAGCATCTCTTCGGCTTCATTCATTGTGCCCTTCACCGGGTTGCTACCCAGAGGCGACATCAGGCTGGCACCCTCGATCTTCATGCCTTTACCAATGACTGGCATGTCGAATCTCGTTCCCGACTGCGATGCTTCCTGCAGAACCTTCAAACGAGTCATCGCGGTCGCCCGCCTGACCTTGTCCTCGACCTCGCCCTTTACACCCATCCGGACAAGATCCTTCTCGCTCACATCTGCGGGTATTCCCGGCAAACCTTTCAGCATCACTTGCGCGATTTTGCGTCCCAGCCTCGACTCCATGACTGGCTCTGCAATTGAGCCTACGATGGTGTCGTACAGTTTCTGTCCAACCTCGCCAGCCGTACCCATCACACCGCCCATAACGCCGCCAGCAGTGCCACTTCCGCCAGTTGCTTTAGTCAGGGCTGCGCTTCCGAGCGCGGGTGCGAGAACACGCGCTCCGCGTGATTTGATAAATGGCACCATCCAGCGGAGGCCTGCCGGTACGGCCTCCATGCCGCCTCGTTTGAACGCGGCCTCGACGGGACCAGCCAGCGTGAAGTACGCGTTGAGAGCGCCTTGCGTAAGATTCTCACCTGGGCCAAGGGTTCGCCCCCATGACCGTGCGCTTTCGCCGGGAGGTGTCGTCAGAGGACCACCAGTGAACAGACGTCTTAATGGTCTGAAAGCCAGATTCTCTTTGAGGCCGTGCAGACCGCTGGCGTAGATATCCGCGAGCGGCTGAGTCGCTTTCACATACGCGGGATTCGGCTGGAACACTCCCTGCTCCATGCTGTACCAGGGAGGCTGCGTGGTCGGTGCCGCTGCGGGTGGAGTCGCTGCTGCTGCTCCACCAGCACCTGTTGGACCTCCCAGAATTGTCGTCGGCACCTTTGTCAGCGGTCCTGGCGGTGCGCCAAGACCTGAAGTGTCTGGAGCTGGCGACGGAGACGCGGTTCTCATCGAGAGTTCATGGTTCCGGTTCTGCGCAAGCCGCAACATTTGGTTGCGGTCATCTTCCGTGCCGTTCACCCAAGCTGGTTGTTGCTTGAGCTTGTCGATATTG